GGAATATTTTGTAAACAGCCATAAAGTATATATTTTTCTATATATAAATATAATAGATGTTTATATTTTCATTATATATTTAAATAAGTTGTTCCAGATATAAAATCTTTTTTATTATATTTATCTAAAAGCATTCTCCATTCATAGCCTGTTTTTTCAAAATGAGGAGCATCTTTAAATTTCCAATCACCCCCCCATGTATAACCGTGGTTTTTCATTATATTAACTACTTCCATCCAATCTGATTTACCATCTTTATCATAGTCTTTAATAGTATCCCATGATGCACTATTATTAATTAATAATACTATATCTAATGCTAATCCATAATTATGAATAGATTGACCACCTTTTGCTTTAGTAACTATTCCTAAACGTTTTCCTGTTGAATCAAATAATTTTGTTCTTCCTTGAGTATATAAGTCATCTTGTTCTTTAAATGTTCTTAATGTATAAGCAAATCTACAAGTACAGCTAGTTAAAGCCGGAACTATTTCGTTTGTATATATATTTTTAACTTCAGTTCTAATTTTAGGATGAAGTGTTTCTATTCGTTGTATTGTTATATTATCTAGCATATTATTTTAATTTAAAATGTTCTTTTGTTGCTTTTATTGCATATTCAACCGCCTTAGTAGAATAAATAGCAGTCAAATATACATTAGAAGCAGCCATAGCAGCAGCATTAGCAGTATAAGCAGCATCAGAAGCAGCATATTCAGTATCATTATAAGCCTCAAAAGCATTATTATCATATTCATTTCTTTTAGTTGCTTCTATGGTTTGTAGTACTCTTTTATCTTTAGGATAATAATATTCAAAGATGGGAAGAACCATTTCAGCTGCTTTTATTGCTAATGCGATTTCTGTTGCTCTGTCTTTTGTTTGTTCTAATTTAACTTTAATTTGTTCTAACTGTCTTAAATTGTTAGGAATAGGAAGAACTACTTTAATCTCTGTTAATATGTTTATTAATTTTATCATATTGTTACTACTCGTCCTTGAATATCAATATTTGGATATCTTATTTCAAATATACTAGGATCTAATGAAGGATAAACAACATTATTAGCAGTTGCACCTTTGATATCGTATCCATATTGAGAATAATTAATTCCTGTTGAATCTTGTTTATTTATAATTTCGATTTTTACAATTGATTGAACTCCTTTTACTTTTAATAATACTGAGTTTATATCTGAGATTATAATAGGTTGATTGATTTGCCATTTATCTATATTAAAATGATTCTGAATTGCTAATATGCAATTACTAATTATTTCATTATTGTTATAACCTATAGATGTAGTAATATCAAAATTTAATCCTATATTTATGTAAAAAGCGTCTTTTATATTAACAGCATCAGTAACCATTCTATATTCATTTATATAAGATATTAGATTATTTTTTAAACTAGGAGAAGCATCAGTTAATTGTTTATTTGAGTTATATGCTAAAATATACATATCTAACGCTAATAAATTAGTTTGTTCATTACTATTAGTAGATATATCCATTTGATTAACATATACTTTAGATATACTTCCATATTCTGAAGGAAGAGATAATGCTCTTAATATATAATCAGTTTTAGTTACTGCTCTTAATTGAGATGAATAAGCATATAAAGTATTATTTCTTATTTCCTCTATTTGATCTCCATCTCTACCTCCTGATGCTTTATTACTGTTATTTGTAACAACACTTTGTAAAACTTGATTAGCTAATGATGTATTAAACGGTGTTCCGTTTTTAAAATAAAAGTTAGATGAATCTATAGTTGTTAAATCATTTGAAGGAATATTAGAAGTAATTCCTCCTCCTACTAAATATCTTATTTGTAATTCAACATTAGAAGGAGCTAAACCGTATTCTCTTGTAAAGAAAACAGATGCTTTATTATAATTATTAGATAAATCGGAAATTCCTGGAACTAAACCTAAATGAATATTATCAGGATTAGGAATAATGTTTTCATCTGAAATATCAGAAACACCTGAACCAAATTCTAATTGAATTGTATTATCTGATAATAATCTTGATATAAATCGTCTAGGTGTTTTTTGTATACTTAATAAATAAGGAACTTGATTTGAATCTGAACCAGAATTGTTTACTTTATTAAAAACACTTCCTTGAGCTAAATAAGGAACTTCATACCAATTATTTCCATCGCTTCCTGTTACATCTAATATTTGTAGTATACTATTATCAGATAAAGTTATATTTTGAAATTTCTGAGGTGAACCAAAACTAACGTTTGTAATTTTAATAGTAGCAGATATCACATCTACTGTTTTTTTAACTAAATAAAAATCTGAATTAACATAAGTTATTTCAGAATTACTAGAATTAGTAAAATCTAAAATATCAGTTGTTAAAAAATTTATATTAGTTGAAGTAGAAGTTACATTGGTGTTAGCAGGAATAATTAAACCATATGTTATAATATCAGGAGATGTTATACCATCAATTATATTAGTTATAGAAGGTATCAATTGATATATTTCTAATTGTGTTGAGGCAGCATATGATGATTTAGGTCTGTAACCAAAAACATATGACATAGCATATAAGTTTTCTTTCTCCTTAGCATATAATAGAAAATTTTCTTGAATTTGAGTATCAAGATAAAAAGACATAACATCTCCTACATATGATGCTAATTCAATAAACATATTTCCAGGTGATGCATCTGAAAAATCATTATATGAATTAGGAAAATAGGTTTTAGTATAATTTACTAAATTTGATTTAAAATCACTAAAACTTTTATTGGTATATGATATATTATTATCTAGCATTTTATTGGAATTCTATATTAATTTGGTCTGGTGTTCCTGAAATATTAATAGTGTATTGAACAGAAATAGTAATTAAATTACTATCCTCAGTAAATTTAATATCTATATTATTAATAGTTGCTTGTGGAATATAAATATTAAAAGCAGAAGTAATTTTATCTCTTATTAATGGAATAATATTATTATCTATACTTTCAAATAAAGCATATTTAATATCAGCTCCAAATTCAGGATTCATTATTCTTTCTCCTCTATTAGTCAATAATACATTTATTATATTTGATTTAATTTGTTCTTGAGTACTATAAGTACTCTTAAAGACACTAGGAGACTTAAAAGGCAAAGAAACCCCAATAGCAGTATTTTTCTGTAAATCTAATGGATTAATACGTTTTACTTGAGGTATAGGCATTTTTAATTTAAATTACTTAAACCCGCTTTATCTTGAGGAGTCATATTTTTAGCTGCATCCATTATAAAATTGATATAAGGATTTTTATCATTTTCTTCTAATTTAAGATTATTACTATCAAAAGTATTTTGTTCAAAACCGAACATATTACCCATTTTAGATCTTAATTGATTACGTACATCACCAATTTGAGAAACATCATTACTTGAAAAATTAAATGATTGGTTTTCATTCATTTGTTTAGATGATTTGTCAATCAGGATAGCTTGTAGTTCTTCACGAACAGCTTCAGCTACTGATTCTTTTATAAGTTGTTTAAATGCTTTTACATTCATATATATAAATATTTTAATTTTATGGAATTAATTGGTCTATTTTAATTTTAAGTTGATCTATTAATATTTGTGGTTCTAATGTATATGAGTATTCACTTTTTATAGCTTCAACCCCATCCTTATCTATTGCTACTCCGTAATGTCGTTTAATTGTATTTCTAACAAAACTTTGTGGATTTTGATCTTCTTTAATAACTAATTTAAAACCTTTATAAATTTCTTCTTTTACTTGATTATTTTTATCTAAAATATCATAATTTATATTTAGACCACTATCAATGGTTTCTAAATCTAATTTTTTATCTATTTCTTTAAGACTATCTTTTAAATCTCTTAATTCATTCAATATTGGAGATAAAACTGATGATAATATTAATGATATAGCAGTTAATAATGATAATTTTTCATCTATTTTTTTATATATTTCATAAAATGATGCAGGTGTTGCAGGAGCAGAAATAGATAACAATATTGATTTAGATAAAATACTTAATACAGTTAAAATAATTGAAATTATATTTAAAGTACTTTGTATATTAATAACTTCTTTTTCATTATTATTAAGAATATTATAAGCTGATTGTCTACTTATTTTAGCTTGTTCTATTTGATCTGTAGTAATAGCACTATCTATTATTTCATTTGTTTTATCTACTAATTCTTTTAATTTAGAATTCTGAATAGCTATCTTTGTAATTATTTTAATACTAGAATGCATCATTATAGGAGCTATAGATTTACCTATACTTTTCAATAAAGCTTTATTTGATTTAGTTTTATTAGCTTTATTTTTAGAATCTAATTTTTTTATTTTAGAACGTTGTTTTTCTATTTTTAAATTAAGTGATTTTCTAGGATCTTTATTTATACTCTGAATTTTATTTTCATTACTATGTTGTTCATCATTTAAAGATTTCTTTTCAGCTTCATATCTAATGTTTTCAATAATAATATTTCTATCATATTCCTCTTTAGTAATTATAGGAGTTTTAGGTTTCTTAGGATTATATTGTTCATCTAATTTATTTAAATTGACCTTATGAGTTTTTTCTAATTGTAGTTTCTTTTTAATAATACCCTCAATTTTATCTTGGATTATATTAATTTGATTTAAAGAAGTTGAAATTATTTTCTTTTTAGCTTTATCTTTTATTTGTTCTCCAAATGCAGTAGGTAATCCTACACTTGATAAAGTTTGTAATAATCCAGGTGATATTAATGATGATATATTAGTCATTATGAAACAAATGTTTTTTTAGAAGCTATATAATCTTTATTATCAATATTTAATTTATTTTTGATTTTATCTAATTCATTGTTTAATCTATCAGAAGCTGTTTTAATAGCTGCTATAGGCACACTATTACTATCTACTGATGGTGAAATAGATGTTGTAAAATCTTGAATAAATGATATCAAATCTAATAAAAGATCCATTGTTTTTAACCCAAGTAAAACAGGTTCATCAGGTAAATCATTTCCATTATTATTCAAATAAACAAAATTTGACGATAACTGTATTGAATCTCCTACTAAATTAATATTTTCCGCTTTCTGAATTAAATTCG